TAGGGTTTACAGGAGGGCGCTGCATTGGACGCCGTGGAGGCATTGGAATTTTGTCCGCAGGACGTACAGGAGGCAACGGAACGCCACCGCCGTCATCCCGTTTGCGGCGGGAAGATTTGCCTAAATTTTTATGCGCCTTTTCACCCGTAACATGGGCGACTTTGCCGCCACGTTTAAACCGTGATGGCGTAATAGGCATTTTGCCAGCATTGCCGCTATTCAATCCTTCAAAAGGAGAACCGCCGCGTTCGTCCGTAAACGACTTGCTGCCATCTTCTAATTTAAGGCCCATGCGCTGCATTTTTGCGGCGGATGCGGCTTTTGCTTCTTTCTTGTATTCACTCATTTTAAACTCCTGCTGCGTCCAGCATTAAACGTTAGGATTTCTAACTAAATTTTGGATATCCGGTTTAATAAACTGTTCAGCCGTAGAGGCGCTTTCCGGGTGAACTGCAATTTCACGGGCCAGTTGCAACATGGCAATCCGTTCTTTGCTTTCTCTGTCAGCACTTCGGTTCTGAGCGTCAGCCTGAGTGTCAACTTCTTTGACTTTAACTTCAGCCATTTTGGCTTGGGAGTCAATCATTTTTGCCTGTGCCATAATCATTGCGGGGTCTGGCGGTGGCGGCATTGGAGGTGCAGGTGGGACAAACAAGTCCATTGCATCTTCAATACCAAGCATCGTCAAAATACGCTCATCAACCTTTTTGGGATCGTAAAGCGTTGGATTTTGCGATTGCAATTGTTTAATTGCCATTGCTTTTTGAATACGCACAGCATGGGACGGCGTATTAGGATCAGCAACGGGAACTAAATTAATGTTATCCAAGGCCGTTGTTAATGTTTCTGGCGTCCATTGGTAAGCTGGATATTTGTTATTTTCCCAAAAGGCTTCTGGGCATTCTTTAAACAAATCTTTAAGCAGTTGAAATTCACGGGCTTGAGCCGCATGCATCCGTTTGTGAACGGCGGAAATTACTTTCTGCGCCTGTTCAATAAGCGCAATAGTCGTGCCTACAGGGGCCTCTGCATTGCCTTCGCCTACGTTAGTTTCCGACGTAGACGCCATACGCTGGCCGCTGGTTTCAATCAATTGAAGCAAGTTAAGGAACTGACCGTCAACGCTGCGGTAAGGCAATGGCATAACTGCCGATTGAATAGGTCCGCCAGCCGTGTCAATAGGCATACCGCCGCCGGGAGGAACCCGAAACTCATTGGTATTCTGCCGCCCAGCTTGTTTTGCGTACAAGAATCCGGGGAAGTTGGCAAACATTCCGTTATCGATGCACAACCGCCAGCCAGCGGTTAGCGCCATCGTCGTGTTACCCACAAGATGTAAAAGGCCCAAACCGTAGAAACCAAAGCCGGGTACGAAGATATAATCAACAAACACTTGCCGACGCAGACACTGCTCATCATCTTCTTTCCACCACCGACGGATTTCTAAGATTTCAGAGGATGTTTTATCAATGGTGACGCGGTAAGGAAGTTGAAGGCCCGTTGGCCCCTCATCGTCCTCATGCTCATAGCCCGGCAAATCTAATTCGCAATAGCACTCATAAATTTCACGGGGCTGATTGTCTGTATTAGATATATTACGGGGGATAACGCCCATCATTTGTTCTAATTTGTCTTCAACCACATTGTTTTTAGGCGGTTGAGCCGATGACAATGGCACATTCCTGTACATTCCTACCAATTGCAACCGTTTCAGGGTGCTTGGAGACATCTTAATGACGTGGGTAATGCGTTGCGCTGTAGCTACAGTTGTTTCGGCATTGGAAACAATAATTTCAGGAATGCTAACAAATTCCGACACCGGGCGGCGGCGGATTGGGCAATAATATACTTTCTTAAAAGCAGTCCCGCCAAAACCCAACGCAAAAAACATACGTTCCGTGTCAGGATAATATTCAGATGCCGTGACTGTAAGATAGTGGTTAAAGTCTTTTTCTAATGCTTCTGCCTGAGCATTGATATTGGCGCTGTCCAAACCATCATTGCGGATTTTTACAGGCCCGCCAGATGGAAGCAACTCACCACGGGCGTTAGCTTGGAACCGTACAATAGATTCCAAAAGGAGTGGGTGACGGACTGTTGCTTGTCCTTCAACAGCCGTCGACCCGTCCGTCGCATTAGAACGCGGCGTTTCAATTTTAGTTCCTAATAAATCCAAGCCCATAACATATTGCTGAAGCAATTCTTGGCGGGATTCGTTGTCTTGTTCAATTAAACGGACAAGTTCACTGGCAATTTGGCCCAAGGAACTATTGTCCAAGTTCATCGCTAAGTTTTCATGGAAATCGCCATTTTCTTCGTCGGTTTTTTGCTGACCGCCAAAAGAAATGGTCACAGAACCGTCTGGTAATTCAACTTTTACATACGGAGATTTAGGATTAACCTCTACTTCCGCATCTCCATCAGCGGTCATATCCATGTCTAATGCGTCAAATTCGTCATATGAATTTCCCAAAACGGGAACCTGACGAATGTTCATAGGTGCTAATGGCATGGGTTACACCGGGTACAATTGTTGATTACGACTTGGCTTGTATAGCATACCTTCTGTGCGTTCCGCTACTATCTCCACGGGTTTTTGTGCAAAACCTATGAGTCTTAAATGAGTTAGTGCTTGGGTCATGCTGTCGACCAAGTCATCATGGGCGGCTTTGGGGAACGCTTCAGTCTGGCTAATAACCATTTCCGCCCATTCCATATCGGGGGCGTAGATCATGCCTTCTGAAAACAAATGCTGAATAGCATAAGCACGGGCCACCTTGTCTCCACGGCCCGGATCAACAAGCTGAATGCCCCAATCTTCACGGGAAAAGTGGGTTCTAAGTTCTTGTGCAACCGATATACCAGCCGCTTTGGACTCAATTAAAAGCTTGTCTACTTTGAACTCGTTACATTCTTTAATAACTTTTAGCACCAGTTTAGGAAATTCTAACCGTTCCTGCCAAGCATGGATAAGCATAATGCGGCGGTTATCTTGGCGGTCGGTCCAGACGCCCCAAACGGTCATGGCGCTATAGTCGTTTTCCTGTTTGGTGGTGTAGGCCGTATCAAGGGAGGCAATAACGTATTCAAATGGTGGGAATACATTCTTGGGCATGCCTTCCCGCCCAGAAACGGTTTCATCCCACAGCACCCACCAGTCACGTTTAATAATACCACCGCCTTTAGGACGGGGGCGTTGCTGCAACTGACCAGCGGCGGCAAACGGGCCAAGGGCAGCTTCAAGGGATGCAACTTCTGCTTCCCCAAACCGCTCAGGAACCAACAGTTCTCCGTCTACGCGGTCATCCACAAACCATTGCGTAATGCATTGGCGGTCTGGCTCAAACCGCATTGGAAGGCACAAATGCGTCCATTCGCCCCGGTCTTTGGACAAAACATGGCCCGTAAGGTCGGATTCATGCAGCCGCTGCATAATAACAATGTATGCACCTGTTTTGGGATCGTTAAGACGGGTAGACATGGATTGATCCCACCAATCCAGCGTACCTTGGCGGACCAGATCGGATTCTACTTCATTGGCGTTGTGCGGGTCGTCGACCACAATAATAGAGCCACCTTCACCCGTCAAAGCGCCGTCAACCGATGTGGCAAGGCGGTAACCGCCTTTGTCATTATCAAATCGGACTTTGGTGTTTTGGTCCGATGTAATCTTCATATGGCGGCCCCAATAAGATTGGTAGAAAGGGGATTCTATCAATCGGCGGGTCTTGATGCTGTCGCGGATAGACAGGGATTGGGCATATGAGGCAAAAAGAAACTGCACATGTGGACCAGACAATGGTCCAGTTTGTGATTGCGCCCATGTCCAAGCCGGGAAGCAAACAGACACCATAGATGATTTGGATGTACGGGGCGGGACGTTAATGACCAGTCGGCGGATTTCTCCACGGGCAACCGCCTGAAGGTGTTCAGCTATAGCTTCGAGATGCCAACCGTATTTGTAAGGGTTAGGGTCAATATATTTCCAAGCACCCTCAACAAACTGGACCATGTCCTCTTCCATGTCCAGCCTGTCCAATTCCCGAAGGGCGTCCTCTGGGTATTGTTTGATGGCATGTTCAAGGTGAGCCGCCCGGAAAGCATCAGTCATCTTCTAATACTTCACCCTCAATGGTCAGGGGTTGCGGCTGTACTTTTTGCAAAAGGTTTTCCCGCAAAGCCGCCCGCTCCTCATAGGTTAGGCTACCAAAATCGAATACAATGTTAGGACGATTGTCTTTGGGGTCTTCTTTTTCCCGCCAGCCCATACGGGATTTGGCAATAAACATGGCGGCTGGCATGGCTGCGGGAGAATCTTTCATCGCTTGCTGGTAGATATTTTCCGCTACCAAAGCATCCGCAATTTCTTTGCCGCATTTCAACTCATGTGCGTATTTGCTCTTAAGGTGGGAAGCACTGACACCCATAATATCCGCTATCTCAGGTATTGTTTTACCTTGTTTAGCTAGGCCCATAATGGCTTTACGGACCAATTCCGTGTCATCAATCTTATGTTTCCGCTTAGGTTCGTCGGCCCCTTTACGGTTGTCATAGGTTGTTCTTGGCATAAAAAATCCCCAACTTTGTCTTGTATATATACTAAAAGTTGAATATAATGCAAGTCCCTGAAACGCTTTCAGAAAGGTACTTCCATGCGTGAAGAATATCCAAAAATTGTTGGGCTAAAAGCATTACGTCAAGAAATTTCATATGATCCGTGGTCTGTAGCAAACAAAGTTGCCGTACAACGTAATTGGTTTTGGCGGTTATTAAACTGGATCAGTGGGCGCGCAGACCTTGCAAAAACCGTTATTAAGCTTCGGGAACAAATCATAAACATGGAAACCGTCAGGCTTGGCGGGTTACGGGAAAGCGACCAAGCGGGGGCGCTGGGGTTACAACTATACGCCGAAAACGAAACCCTTAGAAAGCAAGTTGAAGATTTAACTAATTTGCTTGATAATCCAATAAAATATGAGGAAACAGTTGCCTTTTTTCGGGATCAGCGGGACACTGCGGTTAGGGAAAACGAAAAACTAAAATGGGATTATGAACTTTTGCTCAAAACTCACAATCGCCTGTTGGATGATTGGGAAATATATACAACCAAATTTATAGACGGCGATTTTGAGTTGGCGGATGTTTTTCGCAAAATTGATAAATTGAAAGAAGAACAATAATGGAAAAGATTTGCGCTAATTGTAAGTGGGTGTACGCCCAAGATGCGGGTTTTAACTGCATGAACCCTATTAATGACCGCCTATATGACCATTTTAATGCATCTTCCGGGGATATTGTCAGAGATATTAGACGGGCGGCAGTGACATTTGAAAAGAACACTTGTGAAGATTTTTCGCCCAAAAAGAAAATATCGTCATCAAAGTGATGAGAATCTGGTATAGTGTAGCATCGTCCCCCTTACAGGAGGTTTTCATGGGTTTGACTGCGACTAACGTTACACTTGAATGGACTTTGGGAGAAATCCCAGTGTTTACAATATCATCAGATTCTTTCAACATAGGGAACGATAACATGTCTTGGAACTACCGCGTTATTATGGAACCCGCCACTGAAGGTGAAATTTTCAGTGAAGATTCGTACACCATTCGTGAAGTATTTTACGACGACGACGGTGAGATTGAGTTTTGGTCGGATGAGGGTTGCACCCCTTTTGGCAACAGCTTCCAAGAAGTTGCGGACGACTTTGACCTCATGGCCGCCGCATTTGAACTCCCCGCCCTTAAAATTGTTAAGGACGACGAAGGTTTAGATAAGCTGGTCGAAATTGAAGTAGAATATGAGTACCCTGATGAGGGCGATGATTCCGAAGAGGATGAAGAAGAGGAAGCGTAATCCTTTTCTTGGTCAAAATACGTGGTCGCCCCTAAACACGGGGCGGCCATTAATCATTTCACAGAGTTCCGGCGGGAACATTGTCCCGTCTTCATCATACGAAATAACCGCAAACCCTTGCTGCGACCGGGACGGGGTTCCTTCTGAATACTGAAACTGCGGGCCAGTAGGGTCCGCCATCATCCCAGTCTCCACGCCCCACCGTGAACCATTGCGATCCCGCATAGCGGTTACCTGCAACTGGTGCGTATGGCCCGTAA